CTCTTATAATTTAAAGGAAATTGTCGTTTTTAATACCAAGATTAACTCTTGGAGGTAGATTGCCACCTTTAGATTCTCTCTTTTTATAATCAAGAGATTTGTTCTCTGAATTGTTATTAGACTTTAAGTGTCTAATACGTTCAAATTTTTTATTATTTTTCTTATCTCCACTAGTCCAATTCACAACTTGTGGAGGCGCCAATGGGAAACCAAGGGCGAAATCATCAGCAGGCATCCAATATATAGAAAAAACCATATATGCTGATCCTGGCACATCTTGCTGATATGAGAATAATAATGGGGTCACACGAATTGCAGGTTTCGTGTTAAATCTGTTCCCTTGTGCCCATGTCTCATGTTGCCACAATGAGTCATAAGGAACTTCCACCGTGGTTTCTCGGCTATTATAACCACCATAGTTATAAACAACTGGTCCTCCCTCATTCGTTGACAACCACCCTTGATCGAAGAAGTTGTTGTAATTAGACACGGAGAAACCAAATTGTTCAGACCCCTGCTGTACATGTCCTGTGTCATCATAAACAATAGCATTCACTTTTCGAACTGAATATCGACTTCCACCCTTTGTAAATAGAAAGGTGTTGTAGAACGTTGCCAATCTCGTGTCGGAAAGCGTAGATACTGGCAATCCTTCCACTGTGGTGGATTCCTCAGCCTTGGTCTTCCAACGGACATCAAATTGATGCTCATCGTGAGCCCAAGCAAAATGTTCTGCATCAGCATCAGAAATACCTACCCCCTCTATCTCTGTTGGACGTCGCAAAATATCCATGACAGTGGTGTAATTTTCTGCAGTTGTCACATTCACATAAGCAATGTACGAAGCAGGAGCAATAGGGTCAAATTGTCGTTGGAAGTCTTCACGCGGATTGAACATGCTTTGAGCTCGAAACTCACCAGGAGTAGGGCCTGTGGTGACTCGATCCTGATAGATACTGCTGGACCCTGGAGTTAAACGTTGTACTTGAAAGCCTTCACCTTGGGCACTCCACAAAACCACATCGACATTGGTGTCTGTTGCGCTAAGCCCAACAGTCTTTGGTTGTGCAACTAGATAAAGAGACAAATATCCATTGCAATGGTCAGAGGGAATAGTAAGATTAAACTGAGGGGAGTTCGGGTCAACACAACGAGACCAAATTGTGTCCTTGAGATATGGAACACTAAAGTTGTGCTCGGTCTCACCAACTATATCAATAACATGGTTTATAACACTACCCTCCCCGGAGTCAGTGGTTGCACCATGTTGTGTTGTCCAAATCAATCTTACTCTGCAAGTTACAAATTTAGATGTTATAAAACACAATTTATATTTCATTGGTCCACGCCACAGTGAAAAATATTTGGCATAATTGGCCAAGTGTGTGGGGTAATAAATCTGAAACGTGGTGTCATCCTCCGTAGCGACTGCAAGAGGATGGACTGGCCACTCCATTATCTTTGCCCCAACCAACATAGAAGTGTTGAAGGAGCTCAGGTATACAATACTTGGAATGGATCCCAAATTGGACAACAGGTTATAATCTCGTGGATCACCAAATGCCTGATATTTGGTGCTAACCATACTTTGAGGTGTGGTGCTCAAAACAAGTGCATTACTCAACCCTCCAAAAAATTGGTGTTGGTCATCACGTGATAAGACTGTTGTGACGTTATTTGTGGATGTTGGTTGATTTAATGAGCCCACAAACTTCATGCCACCATTGAGTAATGCCACTTGCGAACCAATCACTGGCAAGATCTCTATCTTCTCTGCTATAGGTTGCACAGCCTTGGCTATATCTTGGAGAGTGTTGAGACCACTGCGTATCGATTGTTCACGCATCATCTGTGCTCGGAACTCACTAGTTGCCCCTATCTGTAGATA